CGCGTTTCCACCAATTGCAACTACACCACCTACCGTTGAAACGGGAGCCAATACAACTCCGTTACCTACCACCCCTTGAAAAGTAATGGGATAGGAGGTAGTCATGTTCTGAGTTATTTGATTTGGGAACATTGAAATGATGCAATCCCACGTAGGAGTAGTCACTGTACTAGGAACACCTACGGAAAAGCTTTGTTTCACCAACTGAACTACCGTTGAACTGGTCATCAGGTCAGGATAACCTGCAAGAGACATGTCTTGATCATGGAATGGATCAAGAGCAGCAACTAGCCAGTCACGGCCATCAGGGGTGAGAGTAGATTTATTCTCGAGAGCATCAAGAGTTTTGGAAATACGAGTATCAATTGCACGAGACATTATAAGAACATTTTTATGCGGCTGTCCTTTCATTTGAGGCGAATCTATTCGTCCACCGCATTTTGATTGTCATATGCACTCTAATATGGACGGCGGAGTTGGAAAAAAAATCAACCCCCTCCACCTTGGTATGCAGAATTGCCATTTGACGTTCAGAAAAACGCGCATTAAGACACCCTCTAATGAAAGGGGTCATGGTTATTTTCTGGAGATAACTAGACAACAGATTGTCAATATCATCCCAGAAAACCTTCCATGGATATAGGCACATTCTTAATCCAACCAAATGAGCTACACATGATTCTTCATAAGATAATGTTTTGCTCTTCTTAATGTAATTGACAGAACTCAATATTTTATCAAGATTGCCGGCTGCCACAGTAAAGTGTCCAAAGCCCGTCACAAATCGAGATTCCAAATAATGGGACAAGTAAACTATTTGAGAGAAATGACGTTTCTCCCAATTAGAGGCTTCTACGACAAAATTATACTGCCGGAGCCAAATACAGAATTCACGAAAATCACCCATTTTCATCGCAACGGCCAAATCATCTCCATTTATAAGCATAGTTATGACATCCTCTGGATCCTGATCAGGAAAAAAGTGAATGCTTGCTATATAGAAATTAATGAGAGTTTGTATGGTATTGTCATGTGCAGTATTAAACCAACCAGACTTATTACCATCTATCGCATAGATTCCACCAACACCCGCAACATGACCGGCATAAACCGTGTCATAAAGGGTATCAATACAGTCGCTATACTGAGGTGGTAAAAATCGTTTTCGCAATTGCCGAACTTGACGTGCAATTTGCAGTTTAAAACGCAAATCATTGCCAGAGACATCACCATCATTGCACTTGTTTCCAAGTGAACTTATGCGTGATACAAACTCAGGACCAGGCATTTGAATGCCTATAGTAGATTGCCATTGTGAACGTTTGCTCACCAAATCGTTATTTTGCACCCCAAAAAGCATTATTGAAGCTATGAGGTGATGAATTGGGGCTGACATGAAGGCTCTTGTCTTTCCAGCCTTTACACGTTCTTCATCTCGCAATTCTGATTTTTCAGTTAAACCAAATATACATTCAACATCGTCACCCGCCAAAAGAGCTAGGGTTCTCATTTTAATGACATCGCTGTATCTGTCTAATGCTTCTAGTTTTGTAGGACAATCGAAGTAATAGGGATATCCAGGAGACTTGTCAAGGGTTAGCTCAGCAAGAGCTTCCTCATAAGTCAGGACATAGTAATCCTTTTCCTTAGTCCAAAGGCTCTGAAAAATGTTGGTGACATAAAACATAGCCTTGTCAACCAATTCGTCTGGAAATCGACGTTCATATTCATTAGCCTTTAACAAACCAACTCGAAGTGTTTCCACAGACATAGCTGTAGGAATGTACTTTACATGTGGGTCTCCAAACCAATCCCAAGGTGGGTTGGCATAATAATTGGACTTGCCCAGTGGTCTAAACTTACACGTGGAGACTTGCGCTACACGCAAGTCAGGAGGGGGTCGCCCATGGACACGTGCCACGTCACGTGCCGCGACGGGCGGATCTAGTTTTTTCGTTTTGGCGTGGCGCTCAGGTCGTTAAGAAACGCACCTGTAATAGCCATGCCCACGTTAGTTTTATCTTTCTCACCCGCACGGTAATGAAAACCAACAATATTACCATTGTGGTTAACAATACTTGAGAAACAATCACCCTCCTGAGTGGAGAGTGTATAAACTAAATCCTTTCCTCCATCTTTATGATCAATCAGCTGGGTCACTTCACCGTAGGAAATCATACGATTAAATTTGGGCTGACCCTCGGCATCCATAGAATACCTATTGGCCACAGCACAAACCTTCATACCAGTTTCCGCTTCGGCAAACATAACCTTTCTGCAATAGGAAGGACCTTCGATAGGGACTAAAACAGCAAAATCCCAATGGCCAAACGTTGGGAAAATTCCAGACAACTGCACGAGCTTCCCATTTTCTCGGATCAACTCGTATTGCCTCCTCTCTGTAATAACAGAGTGGGCTTTTTCAACCGAATGACGGTTGACCAGTATGCCATGTTTTCCAAAACCAACATTAGCGAATAAACACTCAGACAATCGATTCCCGTCCTTGTCGACTAAAGTTCCCATATATGACAATGCCATATCTATTTTAAATTGAGGGGAACTGGGTACGAGTGCCTCCAACTTGGGTTGCTCTAAACAATGAATTGTTTTAGATGCTTCACTTGCAGATAATAAATTTGTCCATTTTTGGATACATACCTCTTTATGATGAGGGGATTGAGTGGTTCTTCCACAGAACGCACAACAATGTACCAAGTGCTTGTTAACTTCATCCTCTGTAGGGAACAGGGTTCTACAAAACAAGCAACATAATTGCGTATCTTGACATTCACTTACATGATTTGAATATACATCCAAATCAGCAACGTTGTCAACCCAGAAATCTTTTGTACAATGAGGACAATAAATTTCATATTTTATATCAAAAATATCAGCATGGGGACTCCAAAAATGAGTCAGTTTCATAGCTTCAAGGTCACGTCTATGTGTGCCTCGAACTTGGTTTAACTCCGGATCCATACCGACGACGACGTCGATTTCATTATATTCAGGAATTCCGTCAGAGTCTACACCAAGGTACACACGAAACGTGTATCGACCATCAGCCAGTTTTGAACCAACAAACTTTTGCCAATTGGTTTGCCATTTTCCATTAACGGCCACTTCACGAACTTCACCGCCAAACTTTTCAGGGTTATCGTAAAATTGGTAATCGCGAGGTAAATTCATTTTAAATGACTTCTTCAGACCCAAGGGACGACCTTTGGCTCCTACATATCCTCGACCATTATCACGAAATTGATTGCCCTTTGTTTTCCCTTTTGCCTCAAACTTATATGCAAATTGACTGTTACGACAGTGGTAGGAATTGCAACACTGACAGCCTTCTGAGAAATTGGTAGTGTTTGCACCCTCCAATCGACTAGTTTTAGGCATTAAAACTCTAACGGGATTCATCTTTGACATCCAAATCCTAATTGATTTGTTGTGATGGATCCACAGAAATAGCAAAATACCAAACAGTATGGAGAATGCAGCGGCAGAAATATCCGTTTTGTGTTCATGCCATATAATTTTAATTTTCTGTTTACAAAGGTGGAGCTTACCAAGAAACAAAATATCCTCCTCCTCTTCTACAATCTCAACACCCTCCATTACATTGGTTGGCGGAGGTACGGCATTATTGCCAGGTATATGATCATAATTTGGAGCGCGTTGCTGTGTATGAGCACGAGCATTCTCGGCATCCATCAATTCTGTATAAATTCTTGCACGCATTGCGGACTCATTA